ATGCGGTTAGCAACGCTTGTAGAGCAAGTTCCCTTATTTTTATATCTGATACTCCACCATTCAACTAACAGATCAGCATAATCTTTTAGATCATCAGGTATTAAATCTGCTGTAATTGTTGAAGAACTGAAAACATCTGTAGATAATACAGGAGCAGTTTTTCTTCTGGACTTGGTTTTCATGTCCTTTCTAATCAAGATCCTAAGATAAGCTGACCTTGATGTTTCTTCATCTCTGTTCTGATCGAGCCATTCAATAAGGTCTGGATCAAGAAACATGGTAATTTTGGTTTTTGCCATTCATACTGACTAACTATTATTCATTATTAGAGCATGACATCATATGTGTCAAGAGGTTGTTACTGATGCTATATAATTAAATTCTTGCAAAATCCATTCATTATATTAATATAAGTATATATAATATAATTATCTATATATAACTACTTATATATCTATAAAAAAAGTATATATAATATTATATATTCTTTTTCTTTTGCTTCTTTTCTTTTTCTTTTTTTGCCATTCATACTAAAAGTTATAACTATCTGATATACTACTTATGTATATCGCCATTCATTATGAACAAAAACTTACAAAGAATCTGTGTAGCTGTTGATGTAGACGAATATGAAGAGCTAAAAAAATTTTCAAAATCTGGTTTATCTACAGGATTTTTAATCAGGGAAGCTATACATGATTTATTAGTAAAACTTAGAAAAGATTAAGTTTTGGAATATTTACCTTTTTCTATTAACCAATCAAATTTATCTACCATTTTTTTACAATTCTGGCATTGTAATGCTGACCAAGATAAGTGATATATCTGGCCTAATGTATGACACTCAGGGCATTTTATTACTGCACCTGAGTATCTTTTACATCTTGAGTATCTTGTTATTGGTACAAAATTAGTCATAATCCATCATGCCATTTAGTTCCAAACATACTCATCATTTGGTCATCACTAGGTTCTATATCGTAAGGGTCATTATATTCATCATAATTATCTTCCATTTCATTCCACCACTCATCTATTAAATCTTTATCATCAGGAAATGATCTGACATATTCATCTTCAGAATGATCTATGCAATAAAGAAAAAACCATTCTTGAAAATCTCCAATAAGTTCTTCATATACAAAGTTATCTTCAGCTAATTTAAAAGCATGATCTTTGCATAATTCTTCAAATTCCCATGCTGCATGAACTCTATCCATTTCTTGCATAACTTGATCTGGTAATGGGTTATCAATCATTTTTTTACCTCATCAAAAATATCCCAATCTAAAATATCTTCATTATCTAAATCTGGTTCTCCAACTCTATATTTATCAGGATTTTCAAGAATATAATCCCAAGCTATTTCTTGTAATAACTTATCATCATATTCATTAATATCCTTCTCTTCATCATCAAAAGGTTCTTTAAATGCCTTTTCTTGTTCTGATATATAGTGTTGCCATATATCATTTAAACAGATTTCAAAGTTTTGTCTGTAACCTGTCATCGTTGTGAATGTAGCAATTTTTCTTTTAGTCATCTTCATACTCCTCTACATCACAGACAACTTGGCTACCCATTTCACAACCTTGATCATCTTCATCTATACAATCTCCATATAATGCTTTATCTCCAGCTTCATCTTCATTTTTAGCCTCAACTGTGTACCAAACTGAATGAATCTCAGACATAAGTACTCTATATTTTTTAGTCATTTTTAAAATCCTCCTCTTTCCACTCATCAAAACCATTTTTTTCAGCTTCTTCTTCATCTACTTCTAAACACTCATCATATTCCCAATCTCCATATCCACCCCACCCATTATCCATAGCAGTAAAGTTAGCACCATCTAAAACATTGTCTCCACGTTGTTCCCATATATCTTCTTCGGTTATGGTATCAGGCACTTTGATGTAATACTCATAACTGGTCATTGAGTTAGCAGTAATACGATAGTATTTATGTTTAGTCATCATTATTCTCCATAATTAGTTTTTTATCATCTTCAGATAATTGATCTAAAATTAAATCAATTACAAGATCAGCTTTTTTTACAGCAAAATTAGCTTTTGGATAATCTTTTTGAATTGCTAAAAGAAAAATAACAATAAAAGATATATGTTCCAAAGATAGTTTTATAAACCTATCTTCTGGAAGTGGTAATGAATCGTTCATAATCAATTTTATAATTTGGAAAGTACTGGACTTACATAAAGAGAAATATCACAAAACCTTTAATGCCAGTTAGTTAATTAGTGATTCTCATGAGAATTTCTCATCAGGTTTATAAATAAATTTTTCATCAGGGTCATTTAATCTCAAATAATCCCTAAAACTAGTTAAATCTTTTAATGTTTTTTCAGCACTAGGGTATTCAAGATTACAACCAGCTTCGGCAATTTCTTCTAACTTCCATTCCATGTAATAAATAACATCATTAATGGATTCCCAGTTGAATTGATAATTGTATTTATCTTTTCTTTTCATAATTTTCTTAGCTCCTTTTTCAATTTTGTTATTTCAGAAAATAATTTTATTTTTTCTCCTATTGGTAATTTTTCTATATCTTTCATAGCTTCTTCTATTTGATGTTCTACTTGAGCTTTATATTCAGCTAACCTATTAGCTCTATCTACACTAGGTATTGATAGTTCATTATAAATCTTGTCATACCATCTATAAGCTGTAGCCTGACTAATTTTAAAATGACCTATAAAATATTTGATACACTCACTTTTTCTTTTTTCATCATAAATAAATTCTTGAGCTAACTCTTTAGCTTCATCTTTATTTTCTTCCCAGTTATCTGTAGGTAACATTATTTATCCTCCTTCCATATAATTTTTCCTTCACTATTTAATATGTCAAAACAAATTTCACATAAACAATCAGTATGAGGCATTATATGTCTCCAATTATAATTTTCTTCCATAGGAGAATCCCAGTAATAATATAAATCTGGTTGATAGTTGTTATTTTGTTTTGATTCCTCAAGTGTTCTATCTTGATCATCAAAATTACCGCATGAATCACAATATGCCATTATTCAACCTCCTTTATAGAGTCATAAACATCAAACATTATGTGTTCAACTAATTCTTCTTGCCTATGAATATCTCCACAGTTGCTACTTTGTTCGATTAATTCAATTCTTGTATCAATCCATTCTTCACAATATTCTTTAAATAATTTAAATTTTTTATCAGATAATTTAATTATTTTCATTATTCTCCTTCCTCCCATTTAAGTGCATTATCAGAAAATTCTTTTAATTGCTCTATTACTTCTTCCATTGAATAACCACGTTCTATAGTATTTTCGCCAAAAGCTAAATTACTACATTCTCTAATAAACCATTCTCTATCTTCTTCATAAGTCCATGAAATATCTACAGGCATATCTTTAAATCTTTGTTTGTAATTCATTGATTATTTTCCTCCATTAAATTTTTTTCTTCTTCAGTTAGGCACTCATAATGAACCCTAAATGCACCATCAGAAAATTCTGTTGGTTCATGATCTAAATAAACATCATAAGGAGTGCAATCATCTTCATCATAAATTCTTTCATCACAGCGATCACACTCATACCAGTTACATTCTGGACATAACCACCCTATGTATTTATCATTATCAGCCGATATACGATTCACATAAAGTCCAGTACCAAAAGCAGTTGACCTAAGACACTCTACACATTTATCTCCTATATCAACTTGTTTACATTTATAAGTCATTTATTTTTCCTCCCTTATTTCATCAAATTCATAGTTATAAAACATATCATCTTGAGTTACGTCACTATATTTATAGTGACCTCTATTATATTTAGCTATCGCTTCATCTTTTGATTCAGCTTCGATATATATATCGTTATAACCAGTAAATTTTTCTTGAATAATATATTTCATTTTTCTTCTCCTAGCTTATATATCTTGTATGACCAATCTTCTAATTTATATAATAAATCTTTTCTAGAATATTTTTTTACAGCATCACTACCTAAACCACCATAAACTAATCCATAAATTTCTTCTATAAATCTATCTGTTTTATATCTGTAATAACTTCTATTCAATTCTCTAATAGTCTTTAAAACTGTATCTTCATTTTTTGCTTTAAATGGACTTTCATCAAAGTTGCAACATTCAAAATTTTCTAACTGGCAACCAGTATGTTCATAAGAATAAAGACTATCAGTTGCATAGCAATCAATAGCATCTTTGCACTTATGGTATTCTCCATCTAAGCAATCTCTAGTCCTATGGAATATCCACCCATATTTAAACTTAACGTCTTGAGGAAATACCCATGCCCAGTTAGTATTATCTCGGATAATTTCATAGGCTTGCTTATTAGTTAATTTATTCATTATTAGATACCTCTTTCATATATAAATCTTCAGCTACGGCTTTACAGGCTTCAAATTCACTCATTGTTAAACCAGTAGCAAACCAAACAATATCTGATTTATAAGATTTATCTGATACTTCATCTTTAGATAGATAAAAGTTAACGATAGTTTCAACTAATTTTATTTTTTGTAAATTTATTTCTTGCATAATTAATAATTCCTAAAACTAAATATGTTTCTAGCAATTACAGGGTTTTCTTTTATTAATTCACTTTCAATTTCACTTCTTTGATCTACATGAAAATACCATTGATGACTAAACCAAGTTAGTGCAGTTTTAATTTTACTTTTAATATCTTTTGGATATTCATTTATGTAAAATGTAAGACTTGAAATTTTAACAAGATTCATTTGTTCTTCTTTAGTTAGAACATTAATTGCAGTTCTAACCATATTTTTAATAATGTCCTTTTCACTTGAATCAATAGAATGTTTTACATTCATTGTTTTAGTTTTTTGTACTGGACATATCAAATGATTTTCACTTTGCTCAAAAGTAAAAATAAATTCTGTTATTGTATTAAATTCAGTTTTTGTTACTGTAATTTTTTTCATAATCAATTCTCCTTTAAAAATTCAATAGCTCTATCCTCTATAGCTACTGCTACATAAGGATTAACTTTAATCCAGTTACTTAAGTCTTTAAGAGATAAACCACTCTCAAGAGAATATTCTTGATAGGCTTTATTCCAAAACTTAGATTTTTCTTTTGAAGTCCAATTCATAATTAAATAAAATCCTTGATAATTGTATTTGTATCTATTTCTTCAACTCTTATAAGTGCATATTCAGTATCTTCCATATCTTTATAATCTTCTTCAGAGATAGAAAAGGGACTATGTTGAGTTTGAAATTCAATTCTTCTTTGAACTTCATCATGTACCCATTCTTCCATTTGATAATGTTCATCAAAAGTCTTAATGGTAGGGTTTTGATCAAGATAATCGCTTGCATAGGTAACTTTGTAATTCATAATTAATACTCACATTCAAGAATTTTTCTAAGCATTGATTCATCATTCATGGCATATGCTTTACGGATACCCTTATTTTCATAATATTCAATAGGGTCAATCAAATATTCACCCATAATTGATTGAAAAATTAATTCATTCATGGGTTGTCCATTCATGGACTTAGTTTGTTTTTTGGAAGTGGTCATAATAATTTATGATGTTATGTAAATAGTATATATGTAAATAGTTTATATGTAAACAATAGGGAATAAAAAAGAGTCTTAATTCAAAGACTCTTTCAAAATGTTATTTTTTAAATCTAATAAATTATTTTTTTCTTTTATTGCTTCGGCTATTGCTTTTCTATTAGCTTCCTTTTCACTTTCTTTAGTTGAATAATAATCTATATCATTTTGACAATAAAATATATTTTCTTTTAAAAAATAAACTCTATCATCAATTAATTTTTCAATAGTTGCTAATTGGCTAGTATTAAATTTCATTTTTTTTATTCTCCTTTTAAGCTTGATATAAGTAAATCTCTTTTATCTTCGTCTAAATATTCATTATAAAATCTAGTAAATAAATTATATGTATCATTATTAAATAAAATTTCTTCACCCAAAATATAAGCCAACATATTGGCTACATTTTCAGAACTGCTCAAATCTGTTGAGACTTGACCAAAATTACTCTGTTCATATTCTCTTATTGTTTCAATAGCTCTAAAAATTGAACTATCATCTTTTTTTAACCATTGTTCGGCACGATATGAACCAATAATAAAATAATCTTCATTTAATAAGTAATGATGCAAGTCACAAATATGTTGATCTAATCCAACATCAGATTCTAATTGGTCTATGATGTATTCTTTTACATCTTGTTTTTGTGTGTACATTTTGGAAAGTAGTAAGAGTACATTATCATTCTAACATCATGCTAATAAAAAAACATTCAACTATTAAAAAATTCATTCAATTTTTAAACATTCAATAAAATCCATTCAATTTTACATTCAATGTCTAAAAATCCATTCAATATCTATTAATTTTTTTTATTAGTTAAAAATTTTTTAGAAAAAAAAAAAAAAATGAAAAAATTATAAAAAAAAAATTTTCAAAAAAAATAACCCTAGATTTTTTCTAGGGTTAATTATTTTTAAATAGTTTTTAAAGTTTCTTTAATTGTGTTTGGAATATCGGTAGGAAATATTGCATCTAAATATGGTGCAAAATGTTTTCTCCAAAATTTCTTAGTTTTTCTTTTATCAGAAAAATGTAGATTGAAAAATTGAGTAGGTGTTCCACCTCTAACCATTAAGCGATCAGAATATAAAACATACATTAATTGAATCATTTGAAATCTAGGGATTGTTATATATTCCCTAGAATCAAGATGACATATTGAAACTGTTTGTTTCTTTGGTTCGATTGTTGAAGTCATTTTTTTAAAATCTCCGAATAATTTTGTAAGTAAGTATTTTGTAAGTTGTTTAAGGTGTTGAAAATCTCAACACCTGTAAAACAAATTGAAGCTATTAAAATTAAATAGCAAGTTAATTGAAGTTTTAATTTCATTTTTTAATCCTCGAATAAATAAGCAGAATTTCTAAAAACTAATTTAAGTTCTAACTCTTCAGTAACAGAAAAACCTACTATTTGAAAAGGACTTGATTTAATCCAATTTTGGAAACTTTCACTTTCGTTTAGAAATTGAATGTATTTTTGTTTTTTGTTCATTGTTTTAAATCTCTCCTAATTAACATTCGTAAGTATTGGGAAAGATTAACCTCACCCAATACTTCTATTGATTTAGTAACAAGTTGACTATGTAAATCACTAGGCAAAGTGACTTTTATCTGCTCTTGTTTAATTCTTTTACTAGTCATTGTTTACTGTCTCCTTATTTGTATTAATGTTTTTAACAAAGTAAGTTGCTAATGCTTCCTTATCCTTAGTCTCCATCTGGTCTATTTGATGAACTACCTTTTTAAATAGTTCGATCATGTAATCTCTATTGCTTGCATAACTTACATTTAAGTTAGTAACACTATTAAGTACATGAGACATAATTGTTTGCTCATTTAAATAGATAGTTAACTCTTTGTTGTTATCTCTAATAACTAAAGATGAACTATAAGATGCAAAACTAAATTCTATATTTAGTTTGTTTGCTCTTAGGGTTTGTTTGTCCTCTGTTGGGAATAAATTAATTGAGTTCATTTTGGAAGTAATGAAAAATAATTTTTGTTTAGATTTAGTTTAGTATTCTGTAAATTTCTAATAGTTGATACTTCAGTAACTCAAAAAGAATTAAAGAAATTTGAACCATAAAAATAATTAAAGATACTAAACCTAATCTAGTTTATCAAATATTTATATAAAAGGTATATAAAGTTTATAAAAGAATATATTTATACTTCTATGGACTTTAAGAGAATTTTTTATACTTCTATTTACTTCTTTATACTTTTATGGACTTCTTAAGACTTGTATATCCTTATGTGTACTCTAAGGCACTTCTATGGACTTCTATGGGCTTTTATGGACTTGGGGGGTATATTAGTACAAAAATTTTTTTCTAGGCCAACGCGGGGAACTTAAATATATTTCGCCTAATTTTTTGGTTCTACTTTTATTGAAAGTTCTGGAGCTTGGATATTAACTGTTTCTACGGATTCGCCAATAACTTTTCCTAAGCTATCTAAAATTTGTGCTGCTGTTTGAAGTTGACCTTTTTTAACTGCTTTATTGAATAATCTTACTCTCATTGCTTGTAGACGAGGGAGTAAAGTTTCTCTATCTTTTTGCCAATCTTCATCATTCCATTTTTTAACTCTATTCCAATCTTCCCAGGCGGTAGTTTCTGAAACTTGTTCTATGTTTGCGTGTTCTATTACTAACTGGCGAGTAGTTTTACCTTCAAGTTGGCGTGAGTAAAGGCGTTGAGATCTTTTTTGAACTTCATAAGCTGTTGATCTAGTTCTTTTTTTAGCTGGATTAGCTATTGGATTATTAATTATATTTTCTGGGAAGATAGAAGAAGCCACGGACTTGATCTTGTAAAGGGTTGTTACTGGAACTATAACCTAAAAATGCTGAAATAGGCTATAAAGAGGGGGTATTAGTTGAAAAAACTGTTATTTTTAATGTATGACGGCTACAAAACAGCAAGAGATAAGTTTAAGGTATGCACAGGGGGAGGTGTTTAATAGTGATAAAAGATTTCGGGTGTTGGTTGCAGGAAGAAGGTTTGGGAAATCATATTTATCCTGTATTGAGTTGCTCAGAGGTGCAATCAATCGACCTAATGAAGTTTATTTCTATTGTGCTCCTACTTATCGGATGGCAAAGGATATTGCGTGGAAGGAGTTGAAGAGGTTAACACCGAATATTTGGATTAAAAGCAAGAATGAAACAGATTTAAGGTTGGAATTGATTAACGGATCGACTATTGAGTTAAAAGGAACAGAAAATGCAATGGCATTAAGAGGTAGAAGTTTAGCTGGTGTTGTGCTGGATGAAGCTGCATTTATGGATAGAGAGGTATGGGCGGAGGTAATTAGACCTGCATTAGCTGATAAACAGGGATGGGCTTTGTTTATTAGCACTCCTGATGGTACTGCCAGTTGGTTTTATGATATGTGGTGTTATTGTGGCGAAGAAGAGTGGGATGATTGGCAGAGATGGAGTTTTACTACGATTGAAGGGGGTAATGTAAAAGAAGAGGAAGTTGAGGCAGCTAGGGGTCAGTTAGATGCGAGGACATTTAGACAGGAGTTTGAGGCTAGTTTTGAGAATTTAACTGGTCTTGTCGCTGTTAGTTTTGGAGATGAGAATATTGATAAGGAAGTTGCTGATCTACATATGCTTCCCTTGTTGATCGGATTGGATTTTAACGTTGACCCTATGGCAGGAGTTTGTGCTGTAAAGCATGACAATAACCTATATGTGTTTGATGAAATCATGCTAACAGGTGGTGCTACCACTTGGGATTTTGCAGAAGAGGTTGTTAGAAGGTATGGGGTAGATCGAAGAGTCATTGCTTGTCCTGATCCTACTGGTAGTGCGAGAAAAACAAGTGGGGTTGGTGTCACTGACCATACAATTCTTAGACGTAATGGTTTTACAGTTATGAGTCCTAAATCTCCCTGGAAAATTAGAGATAAAATTACTTCTGTTAATACTGCATTGCTTGATGCAAATGGAGATCGAAGAACTTTTATTCATCCAAGATGTAAAGAATTGATAAAAGCACTTAGAACTTTGACTTATGCACCGAATACTGGCTTACCAAATAAAAATTTAGGAGTTGACCATGCTTTTGACGCTTTTGGTTATCTTTGTCTACAACAATTTAATCTTGCAAAACCAGAGACACTAGGGCAAACTTCGTTTAGAATATATTAAGATACCAAATTCTTACTATGTACCATTCTACGACTAAGAAAAAGAAGAAGAAAAAGAAGGGAGGTAAGAAACGTAGTGAATGTTCCTGTAAATAAAGCTCTTTACGCTAGAGTAAAAGCCGAAGCCAAGCGTAAGTTTAAGGTATATCCAAGTGCTTATGCTAATGCGTGGCTTGTACGAGAGTACAAAAAACGTGGCGGTACTTACCGAGTGGAGAAAAAGCGTGGCAAAAAGTAGCCCAAATCCAAGAGCAAAAGGTGGTTTGACCCGTTGGTTTAAGGAAAATTGGGTTGATGTTAAAACAGGTAAGCCTTGTGGTCGTTCAAAAGGCGAAAAACGAGGCTATCCTGCTTGCAGACCAAGTAAACGTGTCTCAAGTAAGACACCTAAGACAGTTGGAGAGATGACTTCAGCAGAAAAAGCTAGGTTTAAAAGAGAAAAAACTAGCAGTAAAAAGATAAGTTATCAACATAGACGTAAAAAGAAGAAAAAATAACTGTGAAAAACGCAGTTTCAAGGTAATATATTGTTATAAGTAAATTTTTCTTAGAATCATGGCATTTTTTCGTGGCGAAGAAGGCTCTGTATCATTTGATAACGGAACTGGATCAGTTGGAGCTATAGCTTCTACAACAGCTTGGACTTTAGATACAACAAAAGATACTTTAGAAACTACTACTCATGGTGCAACATCAAGAAGTTTTGTTGGTAGCTTAATTTCTGGGTCTGGTACAGTTGATCTTCTTTACACAGCAACATCAGGAGATGATACTGCTGAAATCATTACAGATGTATTAACTGCTGAAGATGCTGGCGATGCTTCATTTAACCTTTTCTTAGATACAGGTGGATCAAAAAAATTAAGTTTTAACGGAATTATTACAGGAACTTCATTTAGTTCTACTGTTGGAGATATTTCTACAGTATCAGTAAGTTTTGTAACAACTGGTGCTATTACTTCTGCTCTCTAATGCCTAAAGGATCTTATTCAAGCAAACAACGCAAACTTGCTGCTGTTGCTCCACCACGGGATAAGATCACGGCTGCGGATCTTAAAAAATTACGTTCTAAGAAAAAAAAGAAAAAGAAGTGAAACTTACCACTCGCCAAAAAAATTTATTAGAGAAACATTCTGAGCATCATAGCGATAAGCATATGGAGTTTATGAAAAGGCGAATGAGAGCAGGAGACACTTTTACTCAAGCCCATAAAAAGGCACAGGCAAAGGTGGGAAAATGAGAAAACGTAAATCTGTAAGTTTATCTATAGGTAGAGGAGAAAAATCTAAAAAAGGTGGTCTTACTGCAAAAGGTCGTGCAAAGTATAATCGTGCTACTGGCAGTAATTTACAAGCACCTGTTACTGAAAAAAATCCAACAGGTAAAAGAGCAGCTAGAAGAAAAAGTTTTTGTGCCCGTATGAAAGGTATGCCAGGTGCGTTAAAAGATAAAAAAGGCAGACCAACAAGAAAAGCGTTAGCTTTAAAAAGATGGAGGTGTTAATTAATGACTTATGCAATCCCAGGTCAAATTAGAACAAAAATTATCACCTCTACTTCTGTTGGTGGTGTAGATAGTCCTTTTACTAGAACTAGAGCAGTTTTAGAAATGATGAAAGGTTGGGAAATAATGAAAGCTGTCAGTGAAGGTACTGAATATTTAAGAGAAAATAGCGAAGCCTTTTTGCCATTAGAGCCAAGAGAAGATTATACAGCTTATATGGCAAGAGTAAATCGTGCTGTATTTTCTCCTTTTACTCAAAGATTAATAAGAGCAGCTACAGGTTTAGTTCTTAGAAAACCAATAACACTTATTGGAGATCCTTATTGGACAGAAATGTTTAAAATGGATGTTGATGGTTGTAAGTCAGATTTAGATGAATATGCAAGAAGAGTATTAATGTGTTCTCTTACTTATGGTCAAAGTCATATTCTTGTAGATTATCCTGCTCCATCTGGTGCTGTTAGTCTTGCTGAAGAAAGAGCACAAGATCGTAGACCTTATTGGATTGAAGTAGATCCTAATAATTTATATGGTTGGAGACTTGATAGAGAATCTAATTATGGGAATCTTATTCAAGTAAGATTAGCTGAAAAGGCTGTATTACCCGATGGAGATTTTGGAGAAAAGGTATTTGAACAGATAAGAGTTATAGAACCTGGTCGGTATCGTGTTTTTCGTAAGACAGATCAAATTGATGAGATGTATGATCTTGCAGATAATTCATATGCTGGAGAGTTTGATGCTCAGACTACAGGCGAAGAATATAAAGAAGTTGAATCTGGTAGCTTTTCTCTTGGAGAAATACCTCTAGTAACAATTTATTCTGGAAAAACTGAGAATTTAGTAAGCAAACCACCTTTACTTGATATTGCATATCTTAATCTTGCACATTTTCAAAGACAAGCTGATTTAATTCATAGTTTGCACGTTGCATCTCAACCAATGCTTGTGATGGAAGGTTATGACGATCAGACAAAAGATTTAGCTATATCTGTTAATTATGCAATGGCAACTCAGCCAGGTAATAAAGTTTATTATGTAGAGCCAGCTTCTAGTGCTTTTGATGCTCAGTCTGCTGAGATCAAAGAATTACAAATGCAGATGGCTACTCTTGGTATTAGTACTTTGAGTCAACAAAAGTTTGTAGCTGAATCTGCTGATGCAAGAAGATTAGATAGAGTTGATACAAACTCTATGCTTGCTATGGTTTCTATGGAATTAGAGCAAAAACTTCAAAAAGCATTTAACTTATCTGCTCAATATGTAGGAATTGAACCACCAGAAGTAAAAATTAGTAGAGACTTTGATATTGAAAGATTGATTGGACAAGATATTACAGCCTTAACATCATTATTTGATCAACAAGTCATTGATAGAGAGGAATTTAGAGATATTTTGGTGCAGGGAGAAGTGTTACGATCAGCGAATGAGGCCAAATCTGAATAGTTTGGTAAACTAGAAAGCAAGTACATAAATTACTATGGGCAAATCTTTAGACAAGGTTCTTCAATCTGATGGATCTTACAAGTGGGAAATGGTTGAATTTCAGCCAGAACTTACTGAAACAAAAACTGTAAAAAAAACAGCTAAAAAGAAAACTACTACAACTACAACAACTGAAGAATAATTATGATCGAAGAAAAAGTTATCCAGAGTGAGTCTGTGGCTACCTCTGAACAGTCTGTGGCTGTTGATGATAATAATGTTCAACCAACATCAACCCCTGCTGTAGATTATCAAGCAAAATTTGAAGCTGCCGAAGCTCAAATGCAAGCAGAAAAAGAAGCTAGATTAAAAGCTGAAAAAGGTTTTTCTGAATTGAAAACTAAGGTTGATGACATGTATAAAAAGGCAGATGAAAAAAGAGTAAAAAATTTAGAAGATCAAGGACAATACAAAACCTTGTGGGAAGAAGCACAGCAATCTAATCAAAAAATAATTAGTGAAAATACATTACTAAAACAAGAGATGGAAGATTTAAGAACTTCCAATGAAAGACAAGGAACTAAAACTTCTGCACTTTCTACAATTAGTAATCTTGGTGCTATTAATGCCGAACAGACTTTATCTCTTTTACAAGAAAAAATTACAAAAGATGATTCTGGAAAAGTTGTAATACTGGAAGGCGGTATAAAACAAGACTTGGATCTTTATATAAAGAAATTAAAAAATCCTGGAAGTGGATGGGAGCATCATTTCAAACCAAGCACTGCTGCTGGTATGGGTGCAAAACCTAGTCCAACAAGTAATGCTGGTGGAGGTCAACCTAACCCATGGAAAACGGGCAATATTACACAACAAATGCTAATATCTGAACAAGACCCCCAACTTGCTGCTGTGCTGCAAAGAGAGGCATCTCAGTAATTTAATTCAAATAATTTTTCAACAAATAAGTCTGTGGCTTATGGGAAAAGTTATTTATGAATCTGTGATTCTGTTTTTCATTAAATTACTTTCAAGTTTGTAACTTGAATGGTCGGTTAAGTAATTTTATTAGGAGGAAGAAATGGCTGCTCCATTTCAGAATTACTCTGGCGGTGTCCTACTTGCAGACATCGTAAAGAGAAATAATTTTGCTGCTTATGTTTCTGAAGCAGTAAAAGAACGTAGTGCTTTTATTAGAAGCGGTGCTGTTGTACGCAACCCACTTCTTGATTCAAGAGAAGGTGGAACAAGAATACAAGTTCCAGAATTTAATCCTGTCTCTCCAACTGAAGAAATCATTGATGGTACTGCTACATGGGGTACTAGCAATGGTGGTTATTTAACACCACAGAAGATTGGTACAGGAACACAGGTTGCAACAATCTGTCATAGAGGTTTTGCATACGCTGTGGATGATGTAGCTGTATTAGCTGCTGGTGAAGATCCAATGGGTCACATCAGAGATCAGCTTGCAGATGCAATTAACAAATTAAATTCAACACGTTTGTTCTATCAACTTCATG